TTCTTTCGTGCGCCTGACGCTGACCGTGGCGGCGGCGGCCAGTCTCGTTTACGGCGAGTTGTTGGGCATCGGCCCGCGTTACGGGCCAGCCAGCGATAACGATCTGGCCAGCGTTCAGGAAATCGTCAACTAATCGCTGGCGCAGGCAAATTTACCGGCCCGGCGACGCCGGGCCGGGTTCTTTTTTCAGGCCTCAACAAGGAATGATGAAATGACAGCCAAGCAGAAAAAAATACGATTTGTGCAGAGTCGCGTGGTGAAGGACCACAACGGCAACGTGATCGAAACATTCAAGGCCGGCCAGGTTTTCACGGTGGGCGACGGGCCAAAAGATATGCGCGCCGATTCGGCGACACACTGGCTAAATCGCGCCATCGCGGTGGAAGTGACAACCGACACGCCGCGCGAGGAAACCCCAGCGCCCGCGACCACACGGCCGGAGGGCGCGGACCTGATCGCCGATATCATTTCAAAGATCGATGCGCTGGATCAGGGCGAGGATTTCACGGCCGGCGGCGTGCCCAGCGTGCCGGCCCTGACGCGGGCGCTCGGTTACGATATCAGAGCCGATGATCGCGACCGGGCCTGGCTGCAATACCAGGAAGGCTAGGCACCCGAAAATTAGACGTCGGTTGCCCGACCGGCGCACGCGAACGCCGTTCGCGTGCCCTGAAATAAACCCTGCAAAGATCGCGGGCCGGGCCGGTATCACCCGGCCTGGCACGGCGGAAAGGATTATCCAATGCCCCGTAAACTCGATATGGCCACCCTCGAGCCCGCCGCCCGTTATCACGCCGGATTGTTCATGCTGAACAGTGGCCGGCGCGATGCGAACTTCGTGATCGGCCAGTTTCACGATTTCACGTTCATGGATGAACAGCGGGCGCTGATCGATCTGACCCGCGACCAGCTGGGCAAGGCGTCGCGCGATGATTTCGACGCGCGCATCGCCAAGCTGACCAGGGACGCGCCGCGCGATCCGAAGGTGTTCGAAAAGCTGCTGGCCGACCGCCTGGCGATCACCCCGGACGGCGAGCATATCGAGGGTAGGATCGGCACCTGTAAGGTCGATTCACGGCCGATCGGCCGGCACGATATCGAGATCGAGGCGCCGGAAAGCGTGGCCTATCGCCGGCGCCTGCGGGCCATGGGCCTGGAGCCTGGCGAGCGCCAGACGATCAGCAAAAACGTCAAACTGCAATGGCCGATCTATGCCGGCGAGGGTGAGGAAAGAATCCGGCCCGGCGGCGGCGCCGCAGATCCGTTGCCCGAGGGCACCCCGGGCCTGCCGGTTGGCGCGCTGATTTTCAATATGTCGGAAGGCCTGGCGATCCTGGCGCTCGACGCCATGCTGAACGGGCTGGACGCCGGCACCAGCAACGCCATCATCGAATGCCGCGATGGCGCGCAGCCGGCCGATCCGGACGCCGCGACGGTCGGCACACTGGGCGCCTCTCTGGCCATGACCGACCCGGCATTCCCGACCGCGGTTGACCAGGGTAATGGCACGGTGCGGGCCACCGCCAGCACGGTTTCCGACGATATCAGCGCCGACGCCACGATCACGATCACCTATTGCCGGGTATCCAGCACCAACGACGGCATTACGCCGATCGACGATCTGCTGGACGGCAGCGCCGGCGTCGGCACGTTCGATTTCAACTGGAACACGGTGGCATTCGTGTCCGGCGCCACCGTCAGCATCACGGCCTATACGGTCGATCTGGATCAGGGCGCCACGGCGACCTGATCCGCCGCGGGGGAGTGGTGCCAGATGGATATCGGCGTAACCCTGCCGGTCTTTCCCGAGGACGACGAGCGTTGTATTCGAATCATGTCCGGCATCGAGGAACGGGCAAGGAAGTATCCCGGCAAGCCGTGGGAGATCAAAACCGCTCAGTGCAATCTGTGCGGCAAGTGCTGCATGACGGTTCCCGAGGGCTGGAAGTACGGCAAAGACCCGAAAACTGGATGGTGTAAGCACCTTGTTTACAATGAAGGTTGGGATAACGGAGGTACGAAACTCGGGTATCTTTGTGATTTTGGCGCAGCCCGGCCAATGTCTTGTTCCGTTGGCGATGAGGCGGGAAAAGATTACTGCTCGGTGGAATGGGACTTTTTGAAGTAGATGTCCGGTTCTGGCTTTGACCTCACTGGTTCACGACTACAGAACTCAACCCGCGTCAACCAGGCGGCGGAGGACGCCGATGTAGTTGATTGGCCGAAGGCGGACGATTTTATTCTCTGCGCGATGGTCGAGGCGCTTGGGCATTCCGGCGCATCGGGAAATTTACAACTCCGCTGGCGTAATGTTACCGATTCGGGGTCGTTCATTGTACTGAGTGGGTCGGGTGAGCTTACTTGGAATGCTGATACCGATCTTGTTAATGGAACCGCAGTTACAGATGAAGAACAGGTTTGCACACCTATTGACGCTACCGGTAGTAGGGATGGTGCTGAACGTGAAGGAGCGAACGACGCTTCAACGAGCCTCTTGCAGAATGAATTTAGAGAAAATCAGTGGGCTGTTGAATCTGCTACCAACGGCCTAGACGGCAAACAATACGAATTCGAGATTTTCGATGCCACGGCCGGCGCGACGCTGGGTACCTGCCTGGCGCAGATAACAACGGCGGCGGGCGACATGACTGGCGTGGCCGCCCAGACCATGCCGACGCCCAGCCAGGCGGCAACCGGCGCGCACGAATTGATCGGCGTTGCCGCGCAAACCATGCCGACGCCGTCGCAGGCGGCGATCGGCGTCGAGGAATTCACCGCCGCCACGGCCCAGCAGGTGTCGACACCATCACAGGCGGCGACCGGCGAGCATTCGGAAGCACACACCGCCGCAGCGGCCCAGGTCATGCCGACGCCCAGTCAGGCGGCGGTCGGCGTGCACGGTATGATCGCCGCCGCTGCGCAGGTCATGCCGACGCCCAGCCAGGCGGCGATCGGCGAGGAAACAATCACCGCCGCGGCGGCCCAGGTCATGCCGACGCCCAGCCAGGCGGCGACCGGCGTGCACGATATGATCGCCGCCGCCGCGCAGGTCATGCCGACGCCCAGCCAGGCGGCGACCGGTGTGCACACGGTGACGATCGTCGGTGACGCGGCCCAGGTCATGCCGACGCCCAGCCAGGCGGCGGCCGGCGTACATGATCTGATCGGTGTCGCGGCCCAGGTCATGCCGACGCCCAGCCAGGCGGCGACCGGCGTTGAGGAATTTACCGCCGCCGCGGCCCAGGTTATGCCGACGCCCAGCCAGGCGGCGACCGGCGAGGAAACAATCGCCGCCGCCGCGGCGCAAGCCGTGCCGACGCCCAGCCAGGCGGCAACCGGCGCGCACGCCGAGGCCCATATCGCGGTCGCCGCGCAGCTGGTGCCGACGCCTGCCCAAGCGGCGACCGGCGAGGAAACATTGATCGGCCTGGCGGCGCAACTATTGCCGACACCCAGCCAGGCGGCCACCGCCATCCTGCTGCCGGCGGCCGTGGTGGCGCAGCTGGTGCCGACGCCCAGCCAGGCGGCGACCGGTGCAATCGTGATCCCGGAAGGACCGGGCCTGGCGGCCGGCACGATCGACGGCGCCGCCGCCGTCGGCACGACAGACGGCCCGGCCGCGGCCGGCAGCATCGCGCCTTAGCGGAGGGCCACGCCCATGACCACGCCGGCCTATTTCATTGGTTCGCAAAAGCAACTGAAAGTGAATTTCACCAACATCGCCGACGCGCCGGTCAACCCGGCGACGATCGATCTGATAATCCGCGAGCCGGACGGCAATCTGATCACCAAGGAACTCGGCGACCTAGGCAACCCGACCACCGGCGAATTCACCTATGATCATACGATTGCAAAGCCGGGCCGGCACGTCGTGCACTGGCAGGGCACCGCCGGCACGCTGGCGACGTTTGAGCACGAATTTTATGCGCGGCGCACGGAGGCGCAATAATGGCGAAATCCCTGATCACCGCGCCGCTGCTTGAACCGCTGACGCTGATCGAAACCAAGGATCATTTGCGCTATACGGCGAGCGACCAGGACGCGCTGATTTCCGAATTGATCCCGGCGGCCCGGCGCTTCGCCGAGAACTATTGCCAGCGCGCGCTGATCACCCAGACCTGGGATTTTACTCTGGACCGTTTCCCGGGCTGGCGCGCCGCCATCGAATTACCGTTCGCACCGCTGCAGTCGGTGACGACGATCACTTACACCGACACGGCCGGCAACCCGATCGTGCTGTCCGCGTCGTTGTACCAGGTCGACGCGGTCAGCGAACCGGGGCGGGTCGCGCCGGTGTTCGGCGGTATCTGGCCACAAACCCAGGCCGAACTAAACGCGGTAACGGTGCGGTTTATCGCCGGCTATGGCAATTCGCCGGGTGACGTGCCGGCCGGCATCCGCCAGGGCATGCTGATGCTGATCGGCCATCTATTCGAGCGCCGGGAATCGAGCGCCGCGCTGACCATCAGCAAGGTGCCGCAGGCGCATGAATATCTGTTCGACCCGTATCGCATTCTGAAAGCGGTGTCCTGATGCGGGCCGGCGATCTGGACCGCCTGGTGCGCATCGAGGTCAACACGCCGACCCGCGCGACGGACGGCGGCGAGATCGATGCTTGGGGCTTGTTCGCCGAGGTCGCGGCGCAGCGGCTGGACGCCAAGGGCCGCGAGTTTTTCGCCGGCGACGAATTGACCGGCGAGGCGGTGACGGTCTGGCGCCTGCGCTGGCTGGCCGGCGTCAAGACGGCCATGCGCGTGGTCGACGGCAGCGAGATATGGGATATCAAATCGGCCGTCGAATTCGGCGGCCGGCGCGAAGGGCTGGACCTGGCGTGTGCCAGGCTGGGGGTGTGACCATGGGAAAATCCGTCATACGTGTCAGCGCGCAATTGCTGGGTGAGGCGTTGTTTCCGGATACCCGCGTTACCGTGACCGGGATTGTCCGCGACGACATAGCCGAACGGGGCGAATTACAGATCGCCATAGAAGGTCCGGAAGTCCCGGACGCACACCTGGCGACTTGCATAGTCCACAAGCGTCCACCACTGACTTTCGAATTCCGTGACGCCAGCAAAACAGGCCAGCCGAAAAAACCGTCCGATGCCGGCGCGTAAGCGCACCCAGCTGCGCGGCGCCCGTGAGTTGGAACGGGTGCTGAAACTGTTGCCGAAACAGATCCGTGGCAAGGTGCTGCAATCGGCGGTCATGGCCGGCGCGGCGCCGATCCGCAAGGCGGCCAAGGCCAACGCGCCGCGCGCCAGCGGCGCCCTGGCCAACTCGATCGTCGCCCGCAAGGACAAGACGGCCGGCGCCAGCGCGGCGGTCAAGATCGGCCCGACGCGCAAGAGGTTTTATGGCCTGTTCGCCGAGTTCGGCACCTCGACGCAGCCAGCCCGGCCGTGGCTGCGGCCGGCGTTCGAGGCGACCAAGGGCGAGGCGCTGAACCGCATCGGCAAGGCGCTCGGCCGCAATATCGAAAAGGCGGCGATTCGCCTGGCCGGCTCGTTCGCCAAGTCCGGCCTGGCACGCAAGGGGCGGCGGCGGTGATCAAAGATCTGATCTTTACGCGCCTGTCCGGTTTCGCCGGCCTGGCGGCGCTGGTCGACGACCGGATTTATCCGAACAAGCTGGCGCAGGACGTGGTCAAGCCGGCGGTGATTTTCCACCTGGTGACCGACGAAACGCCGCAGCCGCAGCAGGTTGTCGGACAAACCGATCTGATCCGCTCGCGTTGGCAATTCGATGCTTGGGACACGACCTATGCCGGCGCCGATGCGGTGCGCCAGCAGATCCGACTGGCCCTTAAACGCTGGTCGACGGCCGGCCCGCCGGTCGTCCAGGTCACGTTTTTCGTCAATAGCATCGACCTATATGAGCCGGCGACCAAGCTGCACAATCTGTCCAGCGATTACGAAATCAATTATGAGGAATGACCGCGATGGGAAAACTCGTTCTGCATAACCAGCGGGTATGGCTGGGCGGTTACGATCTCAGTGGTTTGATCAACAGCCTGGCGCTCGAGCGCGGCGTGGAAACGCGCGACGCGGCGACCTTGGCCAATAACACGCGGATCCAGCTGCCCGGCCTGAAAACAATGGCGGCGTCGCTAAAGGGCCTGTGGGATACGGCGGACGGTCTCGACGAGGAACTGTTCAACCGGGTCGGCTTGGCCGACGCGCCGATGAGCTATGCGGCGAGCGGCGCGGCCGAGGGCGACGTGGCCTATTCGTTCCTGGCGCTGCTGGCGGAATATTCGCCCGGCGCGACGATCGGCGACATACTGGAATTTGCCAGCACGGCCGAGGCCGCCGGCCGCGATGGGCTGGTGCGCGGCACGCTGATGCACAATGCCCAGCGCACCACCAGCGCCGATGGCACGGCGCGCCAGCTGGGCGCCGTCGCGGACGGCCAGAAACTGTTCGGCGCGCTGCACGTGACCGCCGGCAGCGGCGCCGCGCCGACCCTGGATATCATCGTCGAGTCCGACAGCGATTCCGGCATGGCCGGCGCGACCACGCGAATGACATTCGCCCAGCAAATCGGCGTCGGCTTCGAATGGGCCACGCCGATCGCCGGACCCATCACCGACGAATGGTGGCGCATCAGCTGGACATTGGCCGGCGGCAGCCCGGATTTCGAGTTCATCATCCCCCTGGCAATCCAGTGAGAGGAATTCAACCATGAAACTAACATTTGACGCGCCGTTCTTTTCGGTCGATGGCGTCGACCTGTCCGACCGTGTGGAAAGTCTAAGTCTGACTTACGAATCGGAAGCAAACGACGCCGCAAGCGGTGGCGACACCACGCGCATCATGCTGGCTGGCCTGCTGAACTGGGGAGTCGAGGTTAATTTCCGCCAGGATTACGCGGCGGCCAAGGTCGACGCTACGCTGTTCGCCAAAGTCGGCATGACCAGCGCCCTGATCATTCGGCCGAATATCGCTGTGGTCGCCGCAACCAATCCGGAATATACCGGCACCGGCCTGCTAACAAGTTACGTGCCGCTGGGCGGCTCGATCGGCGGGGTGATCGACGCGCCGGCGACATGGGTGCCGGCGGCAGACCTGGCCCGGGCGGAAACCTGATGGCGCCTCGCAAGCTGCTGGGCCGGGACGAGATACTGGCGGCCGACGATCTGCAATCGGTTACCGTCGACGTGCCGGAATGGGGCGGCCGGGTGCGGCTGCGCACGATCACCGCCGCCGAGCGCGATGCCTGGGACGAAGTGGATTTGAAACGCCGGCTGGCCCAGGAACCGGTCAGCACGCCGGTGCGGGCGCGCCTGGTGGCGCTGTGCGCGGTCGACGAAAAAGGCCAGCAATTGTTCAGCACCAAAGATGTCGAGGCGCTGGCCGCGAAGTCGGCCAAGGCAATGGACCGCGTATTCGGCGCCGCGTCCGATCTGAATTTCCTTTCCGCCGGCAGCATCGGGGAACTGGAAAAAAACTGATCGCCCGGCCGGAACGCCAATTCATGCTGGCGCTGGCGCTGCGACTGGGCAAGACGATCGGTGAAATCGGCGCCCTGCCGTCCCGCGAGTTAGCCGAATGGATGGCGTATTTCCGGCTGCAGGCCAAGACCGCCGGCACCGTGCCGAAGGACAAAGCAAGCCAGCTGCGCGAATTGCTGGACGCCGGGGCGCTGGACGGTCTCAGGTCGCGGCGGCCTTAAACGGCGCACCGCAGCGTGTGCAGAAATTAGCCGGCTGACGATCCACCGCGCCGCAAGCCATACAGATTTTTTCGTCAGCGACCGCGGGCCGCACGGCGGTCAGTGACCAGATCAAGGCGATGACCCAGCCGATGATGGTCACGCCCAGGAAAAGATTTACCGCGACAATCGCCGCGGCATGGTGATGGCGACGGACTATGGCGAACCAGGCCGGCGTGAAATAAAGCACGATAAGCACGGCAGTCGGTATGATTCCCACATCGTTCATGACAAATCCCCTTGTTGTGAATCTCAACCATAAGCGCCGGCGTCGCGAAATGTCCAGCCCGGGAGAATTTCATGGCAGCACCGATCGGCGCGCTTAGTGTAGACCTTAGCGCCAATTCGGCGGCGTTCGCGGCCGACATGGGCAAGGCGACGCGTGCGGTGACGTCGTCGTCGGCGAAGATGAACCGGGCGCTGGGCAAGGTCGACAAGCGGTTCGGCGGCATGTCGAGTTCATTGAAGCGGTTCGCCAGCGTCGCCGCCGTGGTCGGTTTGGCGGTGCTGACCAAACGGGCGATCGCATCGGCCGATCGGATCGGCAAGCTGGCCGACGCCATCGGTATCTCGACCGATGCGCTGCAGGAATATCGCCATGCCGCAGAACTGAGCGGCGTGGCGACGGAAAAATTCGATAAATCGCTGCTGCAATTCGCCAAGCGGATCGGCGAGGGGCGCGAGGAAACCGGCGCGCTGGTCGAATTCCTGCGCCGCAACAATC